ACAATTATACGACAATAAAAATCGATGTTAAAGATAAAAAGAGCTATCCAATTAAAATTTACTATAAAAATAATACATTAAAATCTCAAAAAGCAGAAAAGAATTTAGATATTGAGACAATAGAAATAGATTTTGGTGATGAGTTACATATAGGTGAACACTCAACAGTAGTTAGCCTGGAAGTTAATCAGTCTGGTCTGAGTGTATCTTATAATGATGAATTAACTCCAACTAAATTTGGTTCACAATGGAAATGGGATATATCAGGAACGCTTGGTGAAGAACTAGTATCTGCAACCTTTTGTGGAAATATATTAGCGGTGGCAGGAACGATAGACAATACTACAACTGTCTGGAGAATGGATAATCAATCATGGGAATTTGGAACAACTAATGCATCTCAATTAGACAGTATGGCAAAAACCAATGAAGAAAATGTTACTTTGTCATCGATAACGTTAGAAACATGGTCTTGTTTTAATGCAACTAATTTAGTTCAAGTAGATTATGATTCAAATAATGAAAACACTACAATAAGGATGGAGGATAATAATTTTATTATTGATAGTATAGCTAGTTTTGCTACTTGTAATTATAACATCGGACAACTGAATCCTAATAATTTATTTGTTTATGATTGTTATAATAGTGCCAATCCCCCATATTTAAACATAACTTATTCTCCATCAACAGCAACAACTTGCAATTATCCGGGTTCGGGAAATTGGGTAATTGATTGTTCAGATAATTGTTTTATTAATTCCTCAATTTCAATAGATGGAAATTTATCATTGCAAGGTAGCGGAACCGTTAGAATAAATTCAACATTAGATTTCAATTCAACAGGCCAAATAATGTATCAAGGTTCAGGGTGTTCGTTCGTTGTTAATTCTGGAGGGAAAATAAGTTGATAGAGGATTATTGCGGTCTGGATATAAGTGAAGATCAGTTTATAAAAATGAGTGCAAAAGAAAGAGATTTAATTATGTTTAAGAATGTATTACATATTAGAAAGAACTTTAAAGATTATTCATTCCATAGAAAAATTCAGTATGTGTGGCTTTCGGTTTTGACATTAGCGTTGGGCCTTAAGAAAATCATTGGATTTTAGGATGATAGAAACAATTAAAAAGATTAAAAACTTTAAAAATATAGAACTGAGGTTCAGTGCGATACTCTGAGGAGAAAAATATAATGTTAAATAATTTATTACCAAGGACAATAAATACTACAGGTGCTAGTTGCACAGGTTCTGATGGTGATGATGATAGAACATATACTCTTCCAGATTCTGGAGTTATTTCTTCCGGGATTGATTTATCTGTAAGTGGAACAACTCTCCACGAAGGTGCTGGAAATGATTTTACAATTTCAGATAATATCATTACATTTTTAAATGCAATGTGGGATGATAGTTTAATAAGAATAAATTATTTTATAACTTTTGGGGCATCAACCGCTTCTTCTTTATCAACAAGTACTAGCCTAAAATATGCAACTCCTTTAATGTTTTCTGAAATGATTGGTATTAAAAAAGATATTCCTTCTTGGGATGTTGCTGGAACTCCGACAAAAGAAGATGTTGGCACTGGTGATGAATCAGCAACAACTTTTTATTTAGATCAGAAATCTGTAATTTCAGATTCATATAATCTTTATTATGGAGCAACTTCAGCAACTGCAATAGCACTAACAGAAACAACTCACTATGAACTAGATAATGACACTGGAACAATAGTGTTAACTACTGCAGGAGTTACTCTTATTTCTACTTCAAAAATATGGGCGGCTTATAGTTATTATTCAAATGGAATGAAAGACTCTTTTATAATATCAACATTAAGTAGAGCTGAAAAAGAAGTTGATGTTAAAACAAATACAACTTATACTGATGGAACTCAAGATAACCCAGCTTATCCTATTGAAATAGAAATACAAAATTCAAAAGGATTTTACCAGGGTATAATATTAACAAAAAGAAAACCATTGATTGATATTTCCTCTGCTCTCGACGGAGATATAACTGAAACAGATGCAACAATAAGCTTATCAAGTTCACAGGGTGGTGAGCAATTCCCATCTTCTGGCTACATTATTGTTGGAAGTGAAGTAATAACTTACACTGGAACATCTGATGATGATTTAACAGGATGCACAAGAGGAGTTCTTGGAACAACTGCCGCAACTCATAGTAATACAGATTCGGTTCACAGTACAATAGTTTTCCGTTCAGACACAGTAGAAGGAACAGAAGTATCTTGGACAATTCAACCATGGCAAACTTCAATAAATGCTAATGAGGATGGAAGAATTTATATCTATAGAGATGCAGACCCGTCTCAATTATATTCTCAAGGTGTTGCAGAGAGAATTAAGATAATTTATTTCTATGGAAATGATACAGTACCTGGAGACATCACAAGACTTACACTATTATATGCAAAGAGGGCCTTAATCCAAGACAATATTGGTAAGGCTATGATAGCAGGAAGGAACGAGTTCAATCCTGAAATGATGAATGCGGATGAAGCAGAAATCAATATGATTTCTAATTCGCATATAGTGTTGTCTATGGGCAATACATAAAACCCGAGGGTAAAATGGCAAATCAAGTAACATACGAAAATTTATTTAGTGAATCGAGGAACAACGTAATAGCATTGATAACAACTACAAATATTCCAGATGCTTCAGTTTCTTCTGCGGAATTTAGAAAAAGAGTTTATTCTAGGGAGCCAGATGTTAAATCATCAGGTTTCCAGGGTTATCCATGCATAATTGTTCATCCTGCAGATGTTGATATTGAAAAAGAAAAAGGAAAGGGAAGTCTTGATGGTAAATCGAAGTCTATTTTTTGGGATGTAGAAGTTGAAATACTTACTAGCGATAGAGGATATGGAAGTAATGATGGAAATGGATTATCAGATATGGACACTTATTCAAATAGTTTAGTAAAAACATTTATGAATATTACAAATAGAAATACTTTAAGTGGAAATTCTATGAAGTTTTCAAATACTTCTACAACTGCTGTTGGGAATGAAATAATGAATAATGAATTAATTTACAGGAGGAGCATAATGCTTTCGTTTGAGAGTAGAATACAAATTAGTTCTTAAAATGGTACAGGTAATAACAATTTCAACTTCTGGAGATTTTATAAAAGCTGATAGAATTCTTGGTAGGATAAAAAAACAATTACCAGCGATGACAATTAGGGCAATGATAAAATGGGGAAAGATACTCGAGAGGGATATGAAAACTTCAGTAAGACAAGCCAGCATTGATTTTAGGGGAACTTCTCAGCAGAAAGGTATTGAATGGAGACAGGGAAAGAAAAGTTATGTTGGATTTTTATTTATGAGACAATATCTCTTGGCATTGGATCACATGAAGCCACATTATGTTAGCGTTAAAAGAAGTAGGGGCGCACTATTATCTTGGGCAAAACAATCCAAAAGCATAAGCATCAGAAGAAGGGCAAAGATGGTTGAAAAGAGAGAACTTAAAAGCTTTGGAATATTTGTAAAGCCACACCCCTTTATTGATAATGGGTATAGAAGATCAAGGCCAAAATTAACTCCTATATTGAGAAGAATGACAGAAAGGGCGGTAAAAGTTTAAATGGAAAAATACAAAGTAACCAATAAAAGAAAAGATGTAAGGAAATTTAGAGATAGTTTTTACGGAAAAGATATTTTTGTAAAACCAAAACAATTCATATTTACGAACAAGCCTCCAATAGAAAGTGAGATTTGGAAGGTTGAGTTTGTTGAAAAGCTGGAAAAGAAAACAAAAAAAATAATTAAATTAAGGGAGGTTAATAAAAAATGACAGCAGCAGCAGTAGAAGATGCTTGGATGGAGACTTGCTTAATTGCAATATCTATAGCAGGTGGAAGTGATATACAATTCGCTGGACTTACTGAAACAGTTGATTTTGATATTGGAGAAAAAGATATTGAAGGAATACCGTTGACAAATGGAGGAAGGGTTACTAATTGGACACCAGAAGGTGATTCATCAATAACTTTTGAAGCATATCCTTTGGAAGCAGGAACTGACACTGGAACAACCGGTAAAGGATTCTTTGATCTTATGCATAGCGTAGATTCATCAGTACCAATAAGAATTACAAACGATAGAAATAGAGATAAATATAGAGTTTTAGTTCTTTGGACAAATGATTCAACAGTTACAACAGCACAAGAAACTACAACAAATACATATTCTGCATTAAGAATAGGAATGGCTGATGGACACTTCACAAGTGTTAAACCAAGTTTTACTGATGGTATTCTAAAATACACAGTAACTTATAAAACAACAGCTTTCGACAAAAGTGCAGCGGGTAATGTTATGATAGAGAGTTGTGCAGGAACAACAGCTGGAGACATATTACCAACAATAGCATCATACACTACATCAAACAAATTTGGATAAAATGGTAAATGATGCATGGATGGAGCAGTGCCTTGTAGGGATTTCTGTTATTGGAGGAGAAGAAGTACAATTTGCTTCAGTTACAGAAACTGTAGACTTTGATATTGGAGAAAAAGATATTGAAGGTATGGCTCTTACTAATGGTGGAAGAGTTGCAAAATGGAATCCAGAAGGAGATTCATCAATAACTTTTGAGGTTTATCCTTTAGAGGCAGGGGCCGGAGATGGTTTTTTTGATTTATTACATGGAAACAATAATGTTATAAATGGAACAACAACAGCTACAACTGGTGATAAACTTGTGGATTCTAGCGTTAGTTTTACAAATCTTGGAGTATTGATCGGAGATAGAATAACTAATACTACGGACACAACATATGCAACAGTTACGGCAGTTGATAGTGCGACAACTTTGTCAGTATCTGCAGATATATTTACTTCTGGAGAAACATATGTTATAACTCGAGGACTAAGGATAGTCACAGGTACAACAGATGGAACTACTACAAGTAAACTTGTGGATTCTTCGGAAACATTTACAGATAGAATTGCAGTAGGAGATAAGGTTAGAAACACTACGGATGATACTGAAACATATGTTACAGCTATTGATAGTGCAAGTATATTATCGGTAGCTTCAGATATTATGGCAACAGGAGAGGATTACATAATTTCTGAATCACCACAAAGAGTGATTAATAATAGAAAAAGAGAAAAATGTAGAGTTTTGGTTCTTTGGACAGATAAGACATCGCCAACCAAAGCAGGAGAAGCCATAGCAAGTACATCTTCTGGATTAAGAATTGGATATGCAAATGGTATTTTTACCAGTGTTAAACCAAGTTTTACAGATGGAATTCTGAAATATACAGTAACTTACAAATGTGCGGCTTTTAATAAAAGCGGTACGGCAAATGTAATGATAGAGAGTTGTGCAGCTGGTGGTGGAAGTGATGCCCTACCAGCAATAGCCGATTACACAACAGCAAATACATTCGGTTAAATAAAGGAGAATAGAAATTGAAAGAACAGAAAATAGAAAATACGGAATCCCCTGGAGTGGATAATTCAGCTGATACGCTGTTTAGGAAGCTCCAGGAGAACAAAAAATCGCTACACATAGCGAGAGTACCAGATAAAACAAAAGAGACATTTAAGCTATTGGCAGAAGAAGAATTTTGTGGGGATTATGGGATGCTTTTAAAAGATATTTTTGAAAAAGCAGAAGAGTACAAAAAGTTTAAGGAAAAGATTATTAATCTTATTAAAATATTGGAGGGAAAGAAAGATGCAAGTTGAGTGTGAAGTTTGTGGAAAAGTTATGGATAAAGAAGATTATCCTAAATATAGTCGTGTTCAATTTGAATCTAAAAGATTTTGTTCTAAATCCTGTAAATGGAAAGATAAGAATTATAGAGAAATAATGAGAATAGCTGTGGAGAAAGCTAATAAGATTCCTTCTCCCAAAAAGATAGAATCTGCTAAATCAATGGGAAAAGCAAATAAAACTAAACATAATTCTTTAGATACTGAGTTTAAACCAGGAGACCTTAATCCTAATTGGAAAGGTGGAACTAAAAAGTATCGAGGCGAAGATTGGAACATCCAAAGAGAAAAAGCAATAGAAAGAGATACTGGTGTTTGTCAAAGATGTAAACTAGAAGGCAATGAAGTACATCATATTATTCCTTATTCAGAATCTAAAAATAATCATTTAGATAATTTAATAACTCTTTGTAAAAGATGTCATATCATTACTGAAAGAGGATATTCTAAATTAATTATTTATGGTGAGGATATTTTAATAAAAAATATTCCTAGTGATACTCAAAATAGATTTACAGAACTATCCGAAGCTGAATTTAATGGAAACAAAGCAATGGCTTTAAAGTGGCTTATAGATGACATTCCTAATCAAGATACTAGATTTATTATGGCTAAATTAGAGGAGATAGAATCTAGGCTTATTGCTGTAGAATCTCTTGAAATAAAAGATGAAAATCCATCAACTAATGAAGGTATCAAAACTTTAGATGGTAAAAATAAGATTAGAAGGAGGTTAAATTAACATGAGTAGTTTAAATCAAATTGAAGAAATAGGAAAATTGTATGCAAAATATAAGACTTACAAGATCCCAAAGAGTCCAATGGGAGGACAACCGCAGATTGAAGTAAAAATTATGCCACTTGGACTTAAGGATATGGATTTAATGAATATAAAAGAAGATTCTAGTATCACAGAACTTAAGGATAATGTAAGAAAAATATGGTCAACATCTCTTGAAATAAATGAAGAAGATGCAGAAAAAATTTCTCTTGAGTTTATGAAAGAACTAATGGATGCTTTTATGGATGCAAATAATTTCAAAGAAGAAGACATGAAAAAGACTGGAATTAAAGATTTTATTAAAGAAAAACAGAATAAAGCAAAAGAGGAGGATAAAGATGAAAAAAAAGAGTCCGATAGAGAATCTTAAAGAACGTATTCTCGATAAGAAAGGTAGTCAAAAGGGGACAGAACTCACAGCCATTTTAAATATGGCTCGTGAGTTCAGTTGTCTTGGAGAAATTATTGGTAGGGATTTTGAAGTAAAAGATTCAAATGGAAAAGTAATTTACACCATCTCTCAAAAACCAATAGCTATAAAACAAATGAATACTTTACTTAAAGAATTTTCAGTGCTAAAAAGAATAGATGATGAAAGAGAAGCAGCTAAATGGGACACTAAAGGAAAAGGTAAAAGAAAATGACAGCAGGAATGGTTGAAAAAATACAGGTAATATTGCAAGCAATGACAGCTGGCTTTACAAAAGGTTTAGGTAATACCCAGAAGCATTTAAAGTCAGTAGGAAAAAATATGCAAGAGTTTGGTAATGTTATGTCTAAACCAAAAGAAGCACTTATTGATATGAATAAAAATTTTAAAGTTATGAAAACATCCGGGGGAAGAGCAGCTATGAGTATAAGAAGATTAACACATGGGATGAAGGGGTTCCGTATGGAAGCATTGGGAGTTATGTTTTTTGGAATGATGTTACAAAGAATGTTTATGGGATTCTTGCAACCTGTAATGGAAGCTTTTGGGGTATTTGATATATTTAGACTTATGCTTTTAACTTTGTTTTTACCAGTAATGGAAATGATTTTTCCTTATTTTTTAAAGATTATGGAGTGGTTTATAAATCTCCCATCTGGTGTAAAAAAAGCAATAGGGATTTTTGTTATTTTAGGTGTAATTTTTGCAACAATAATTATGGTTCTAGCACAATTTGCATTAGGTATTGGATCACTTATATTATTCTTTCCTATTTTTGGCGCTGCAGTTGAAGCAGTGGGCGCATTTTTAGTAGGATTATCAGCAATAGCAGTAGCAGTGATTGCAGTAATTATAGCAATCATAATTGGTATGTATGTTGCTTGGAAAGAAAATTTTATGGGAATGAAAGGGTTTGTATCTGATTTTTGGGAAAATTTTAAAGGAGTTTTTACTGCTATATATGATTTTTTTAAAGGAATAATAGAATTAATTGTTGCTATATTTAAAGGAGATTGGGATGGTGCCTGGGAAGCAGTAAAAAGTATTTTTGGAGCAGCAATTTCTTTTATAAAAAATCTATTTTTTGGATTTTTAAACTTCTCTGCAATGATTGCAATAGGAGTTATTAGGGTTTTTAAATGGGTTGTGGACAATATTGTTGGATTTTTTGTATGGCTTTATAATAAACTTGTAGGACATTCAATAATTCCAGATATGATTAAGGCAATAATTATGTGGTTCTGGAAATTACCTATAGAAGTGTTTGAGATGCTTGAAAGTATTGTTTCTAAAATGTTTACTGTTGGTGCCAATATTATTAAAGGAATGATTAATGGAATAAAATCTTTGGGTAGAAAGGTACTTGATGCTATCCTTTCATTATTTCCAGCATGGATGAGGAAGGGTATTGAAACTTCTGGAAAAATAACAATAAGTGTTATCCAATCAATTAAAGAAAAGTTTACTGGTGGCTCTGGTAGAGGTGGTAGAAAAGATGATTTTATTTGGAGAGCTGGACAGGGTGCACAGAGTATTAATCCTAATGATAATCTTGTTGGATTTAAGGGTGCTCCTCCAAATTTAGGTGGTGGTAGTGGTACTTCAAACATAACAAATAACTTTTATGGGTTTTCAACGAATGATTTAAAAAGAGAGTTAGATGATAGAGATAGAATGCTAATTGAAAAAATAAGGAGAAATGAGTGATGACAACGTATGATAATATAAAATTTACAAAGGGTACAGATATTGTTTATATCGGTGTTAAATTAGTTGAAGAAAATGTAATTAATACCTTAAAGGTAATTAGTATTCCAACTACATCAGATTCACCAGAAACAACAAAAATTTTAAATTTAAATAGAGTTGAAGATCGTTATACAATTACAGGAGTTATTAATTATGGAAAATTAAATGCTTCAGAAACTAAAATTTCCGGAAAAGATAAAAAAGATTTATTAAAAACTATGTTTAGTAAAGGTAGTGTTGTTATAATGACATATGAGGGAACAAATTATAACGTCGCTGTAGAAAAATTTAATATAAGATTTGCATCTTTGGATATTACTGACTCATGTGATGGAGAAGTAGTTTACAATGTAATTATTACTCTAGTAGTGGGGGCTGATATAATCTAAAATGGTAAACACAACTGGATTTTTAACAACGTTGAAAACTGCGGTAAAAACATCAATTACTACAAATGGTACTCATATTGCCGTTGGGACAGATAATACCACCCCTGCTATCTCAGATACAGCATTAGGTGCAGAGGTAACTAGAAAGGCAATTCAGGAATCTACAGTTGGCACAAGCGATATAATTTTATCGTTCTATTTGAATAGTACAGAAAGTAATGGAAATTCGTTAGTGGAAGTAGGACTATTGGATAATGCTGTAGCGGGAAATTTATT